TAGTCTTATCAACTTCTTCAGCTTGGGCATCTTTACGGTTTAACCCGTGCATCTGATCTACATTATAATAGTCAAAGATCTCAGTAGCATCTTTACCTATTAGCAGAACAAACTTACCCATATCTATTTTCTTCATACTATTAATATACAAATTATTCTATTTCATAGAACATTCTTTCTGAATCTTCTGCACCCCATTTAGTATGACTTTCACAATGATAAAATTTTAGGTTTAACTTATAATCAGGAATTACCTTAAAAGGTTCTGACACCATACTAGGTTCATTCCATAAAATTCTATTATTAGGATATATACAAAAATGTCCAGAGTCTAATTCTATAACATGACCCATCTTATGTTGACTTGGTTCTTCAGCATAAGAAGTAGAAACAGTGGCACTGCTATCCGCATTCCAATCTAAAGTAAATCTATACCTACCTTCTACCTTTTGTTTATTCTTCAAGTATACCTGGCATCTCTTTCCCTTAAGAAACATAAACTGTGTTACACTAGGTGTATAAGAAAAACAATCCCATAATTGTAAAATGTGAAAATCAAGATGGGGTGCTTCTTTCTTTTCAAAGGGAACCAGTGCAGAAATAGGTATCTTATCATACACAGCACCTATATTAGTCATCACTACAAACAATGCAGCAGTTCCCTGTAAACTCTTAATAGCAAAAGCTGTTCCTTCAACTAATTCTCCGTGATGTTCTTCCAAGTTATATAAATACTCTTTTCTAATATAACATTCTATAGGGGGGATGTTGATGTTCATAGGATAAAGATAATAAAAAAGCCCACTCCGTAAGTGGGCTGCTCAACTTTAGGTATTGAGTTTGCAAGGACTTGCCTCTGACCGGCTACACCTACAATTTTTGCAGGGAGAAAAAACCCCAAGCAGTTTCTGTTGATCAGACAGTCTTACTTGGAGGTGTTAGTGGTTATACTTTTCAGCTTTCCCAATAACGAAAAGACCAGATCTAGTGAGCAGTTCTTACGGTATGCTTACCTGGTACTGTTAAAATTCCATAGCAACAGTATCACTATAGGGTTCTAACAGAAAACCTGTTAGTGGAGTGATACAAATATACTACATTATACAAATAGCCCAGGGGTAAACGAATGAAAAATAAACCCCCCGGGCAATCTGTTTCATCTGTAGCAAGGTAAAGGTAGGAAGTCTGAGTGAAATGTACAACTACGGGGAGGGGTTTTATACTATACAAGAGTGTGTGGTGGGGCATTGGTACAACACCCCCCGGCCCCTGGCGGAGAGGTGGCTACCCCCCTTTGTTTCAGAGAACATCTTACTACACAGGTTACTAACACTAAAAAATTTACCATGGAGAAAGTTTTGCATCCAGACTGCAGCTGCGGTCAACCTGTCATGTTTGAAATTGAACAGGTACCTGTCTTTGAGAATGGTATCCATGTTGCTATGCAACAAGGATCTGTATGGTTTCACACTAGGTGTGAAGATTGTGACCATATGGCCTACGTGGCTGGTTTGCCACAAGATGATGGAGATGAGTTGCCCTTTTAGGGCATCTCATTTTCTCCAGTATGTAATAACATCTTATTACTCTATCTAAACTAACACTTATGAAAACACTTAAACAAGTGCAATACTGTGCTATTGCCATTATTTCTTTAGTATTCTTTGAGGCTATGCTAACTATGGGTACTGTATTCCGCTTTGAGGATTACAACTGGTTTGCCTGGTTTATGCAGTCTGTAGCATTTGCATTTGCAATAACTACAGCCTTGAGAGTAGAGTATGAATCAAGAGAGGGTCTATGACCCTCTTTTACTTTGAACATCTTATGACTTAGTTTAAATTCTAAACATGGAGAAAAGAAATAGTTTATTTGTAGTAGCTTACTTTACTGTGGGCTTATTAGGTGGTTGGTTAATTGCATCTACTAGATACCATCATCCAAGACATGTTGACACTGAATACTTCATTGAGTTGAAGGGAGATTCAGCTGTTATAGAAGGGACTGATAGGCACACATACACGTGTCCTATTGACAGTATTCCTGTTGTGTTAGAAAGAGACAACCTGTAATGGGTTGTCTTTGCACACAGAGAACATCTTATTACTTGTCTTAAACTAAACTAATATGTTATGAGAGTACTTAAATTTCCCGAAGATTTTACCAAGAATGTACACAGAGTTATTCCTGGAGCCCATCAATGGCTCTTTGAATACAACAATGGTACTGATGAAATGATCAGTATTGTTGGAGGTGGAACTGGACTGTATGGTGATGGTATTACTACATTTGAAATGTGGGATACCAAGAACATGCCTGATCCAGACGGTTATCTAACTGCTGAAGATATTAATCAATGGCTTCAGGATCATCCAGTAGAAGAGGGGGAGTAATTCCCCTTTTATTTTTTGAACATCTTTTTACATAACATGAACCAATAAAATTTTAAGCAATGGCAAATTATGTAAACATTAATGGCAATCAGGTTATAGATCTTACTCCTGATTATAACCGTCCGCTAGCATTGGTGGACTTACAAGTTCTTAATAAACTCACGGAGTTATTACCAAAGGCAGACTTTGGTGGTATCAGACATGGGTTGAGGGAACGTATTATGAACACTCAGGATCTTGCACAGCTTGTGGAGACTTGTGAAGACTTTGTCTCATTTCACCGTTCAGTTAATCTCATTAGAGAGATATGTCAGGGTGATATGACAGAAGAGTCACATGAATCTGTAGGAAAGATAGATCTTGGGGAACTTTAATCTAAATGGAGAGGGGCTATATGGCCTCTCTCTTTTTTTTCTAACATCTTATTACTTAGTCTGACTTATCGTAGCTAGCTGAACAAATGATGCGGCATCTGTACAGTCAATGAAACACCAAATGGTTGGTTCCTTATTGCTTTGGACCGTAATACCACAAGAGGATTAGCATCCACACAGAGAGGGTCATGTAGACTCTCTCTTTTTTTAACATCTTTTTACTTAGCATAAACCAATAAAATCTTGTATCATGTATGTTGTAGTAAATAAAACAAAGAAGAAGGAGTTTAGAATCACAGGTAATTGGCCAGGTGATATCATAGACTATATGTTAGATAATGGTGATGATATCATTGTTATAAGCACATACTCTAATACTATTAAAGTTCCTGTAGGCTTTGGTACTAAGTACAAGGGTCAGTGGGAATGGAAAGAGTATGACTATTCTCCTGATGTATTTGAATTAGAAGGGGAGTAACATCCCCTTTTTTAGAACATCTTTTTACTTAAGCTGTATTAATCCCTTAAATTATTTTATTATGAAAAGTTCTAAGAAACTAACTGCGTACAAGCAAGCTAAACAAGACCGTTTAGATGCAACTGAAATTGTTAATGAGATCCGTGAGAAGATCAAGGAGCTTGGTAGCATTGAGGTCGGTAGTACTATAACTATCACTGCTAGTTCCTCTGATAAACAGTTCATCTATGCTGTTGGTGTCCTAATGAGCCAAACTGCTGGGGCAACTGCTCTTGGTTTCACCGAGAGTGACTATGCAGAGAGACTGGCACAGGTTACTGCTTTGTGGGAACTTAGGAAGGACCTTAAACCTTGGGATGATTATGTCTGTGCACTGCGTAGATATGAGCATGAGGTTTATGCACTGCTCAGTGATGATGAGTTATTCCAACTGTTGGAACGTCCTGTGAAGAAATAGGGAAAGGGAGCTTCGGCTCCTTCCCTTTTTATTTGAACATCTTATAACTTAAACATAAACTACAATATGGAAGAGGTAACTATAACCCTTGAGTGGGAAGAGTACAAGACAATGTTGGCTGCAATATCTGCTATGAAGAACATGGTAGATAATGAGAAGCTAGATGCACTGTATGTAAAGTTGAGCACAAAGTACAAGGGGGCATAAGCCCTCTTATTCTTCTGCCTTCGGCACCTTTTTTTAACATCTTATTACATAGATGGTATATTGTTTAACCTTTTAATTCTTTTTATTATGTCTGAATTTTCTGAAACACGTTCATTGGTTGCCTACATGCAAGCAGTACAGTCTCCTAACCTTAACATTGTCAAGGGCAAGGAAAAGACAAACCCTAAAACCGGGGAGCTCTACACACCACGTTATGTGCAGTTCCTCAAGCCTGATGGTTCTGTTCTTGGTACTGCTATGCTTGCAAGCAAGATTGAGAACATTACTGCGGCAAATGCACGTGACCTTGATGTGTCATGGGTAGAGGGTGCCACAGAGGCAGGTACACCTGTAAAGGGCTATATGGTGCACGGACGTAGCACTGCTGAGGTTATCAGCACGTTCAGTGTTGCAGACTTGGCTGCTATTGATGCCTAGTGAAACAGAGTACGGAGAAATCCGTACTCTTTTTTTTCTGGCTGCGCCACCTTAGTTAACATCTTTTTACTTACTATGTATTATTGTTTAACCTTTAAAAAACACAAAACATGAACAACAATTCTGTAGAGTTTATTGAAACTAAGTCTGCTCTTGACTTTATGAAGAGCATTGGGGCCACTAACCTTAACATCCAGCAGGGTGATAAGAAAGTCCCATATATAGGCTTCAATAACAGTAGCAAGACAACTGCTATGTTGTCAAGTAAAGTAACTGCGGTAACTGCCCACAACATTCACGAATTACAGGTGAGTTGGGTAGAAGGTACCAATGAAAACGGTAAAGCTGTGAAAGGCTATTTACTACACCGTGCTGGTAAGCCTGCTGAGATCCTATCCACATTCAGTGTGGCGGATATGGCTACCATTTAAGGTATATAAGGGAGTGTTCTTAGGAGCATTCCCTTTATCTTTCTCTATATATAGGGAGATGAGACTTAACGGTCTGTTATCTCTCTATATATATAGAGGAGAGAGCACTTTATCTTTGAGAAAACCACTCTCTACAATAATACAGCTGTTGAAACATGAGTAAATTAGGCATGTTTTCTTACAGATATAGTAATATATAGCTAAACATAAGTACATAAACCTTACTTAGCTACTATATCTATTACTATCTCTATATATACTACTAGTCTTATTACTATATATACTATTCTTATATAAAAGGACAGAGTATAAGACTCCGGAATTGTATTTATTCACCCCTAATTATATTTACCATGCATTTACTTATTGCAAACATTATGTTTGTTCTACAACTACACACAGGTGTTATTATACCTACTGATGATGTTGATGGTAGAACTATATATTCTATTCCCTCTGCAGGAATAGAGTATGCTTACAAAGCAGAGATTATCCAGTATCTTGAAACTGGAGTATTTATGTATGATGAAACTATGGATGATCCGGTTGATCCATCTATGGTTAAAAACAAGTAGACTATGAAACTATTTATTGTAACGGCAACTTACTATGAACCAGGAGATGGTCCAGTAATGGGAACTAGTGTTGATGGAGTATTTAGTACTCTTGAATTAGCACAAGAGTGTGAAGCAAGTATAAAAGCATCACAAGAATACAGTGACTTTGATATTACTACTGCTATTAATATAATGCAGTTAGATGATACAATATATAAAGAGATTGTTTAACCCTAAAGCAAATAAGCTATGATGTTTGAAGATGCAAGAGATATGTATATGTTATACAGTATATCTCCGGAATTAACCTGCACTTGTGATGAGTTTCATGAGTGCCAACAGTGCTATGAAGAAAGGCAATCAGCCAGCCGTAATAGTAAGAAGATGACCTATGGTACTTCTTATGACATGAGTACTGATAGTTTTACTGATTAAAACATGTATATGAAAAAGTCAAGGAAAGCAGAGATTCAGAAATTAGAGAGAGAATTGTATTCATTACAATGGGAGAAAGTAGATGTACATGCATCTAAGATGGACCCAGATATGAAGGCAATCTATCTTAATGACATTGATTACAAAGCATATTGTATTCAACAGAGGATTGAGGACATAGAACATGAAGAAGGAATGTTCCCGTTGAAACTGATGTTGGCATGTTTTGTTATCTTTACACTTGTATTGGTCTTGTATAGAGTAAGCCACTAACAAGTATGGTTCCATAGCTCAATTGGATAGAGCAACACACTTCTAATGTGTAGGTTACAGGTTCGACTCCTGTTGGGATCACTAAGCCCCTAAGTCTAGGGGCTTTTTTATTCTTTATTTATTTATTTAAAAGTCTGATTATGAAAGTGTTAGGAAAACTATTTAACAGAAAAAAGAGTTACAAAGCAAACCAGAAGTTTGAGGTATTGCTTATTGAAGAGGACTCGTGCTTATTAAATGAAGCACTGGGAATCTCTGAAGAGAGACATAGAGAGATTATTACATTCTCTATAGATGCATTTAAAGAGGGTGAGAGATATACTGACTCTTGCAAGCTTGCAATAGAGAAGTGTAATCACATCAATGAGGTTATTCTTGCTCTAACAACATTGGCTAAAGTAAAGACAATGGCTGATAACCCATTTGCTTCTTTGCTTTCTAAACTTGAGGAAGAATGAAAGTCTTTACATCAGTACTAGGGTTTGACTTTGATGTTACCATAGTAGACAATGAGGGTAATCCACTTAAGACGGGAGCAAAAGTAGTTACTACTACAACTACTGATGCTCCCAATGTGGGAACAAAGATTGGTGGCCAGAGCTGGTTTACTAATTATAATGAGCAATTATTAACCAAGATTAGAGATTATAGGAGGAGAAATGACTAAAATTAGAGTAGAATTAGAAGAAACAGATTTGTTTAATGCTATTAAGAAGATCATTGATCATCCTAATAGAGTAGAGATAGCAAAAACATTAACAACCATTATTGCACCTAATGAGAGACTATCATCTATATTCTTTAAAACATATTTTGGTGGTGCTGCACCAGAAGTGCTACCTAATGGTACTATGATTACAGTAAATCCACGTGAGTTAAGTTATAAAGCCAATGTAGAGGGTATGAAAAAACTTGGTCTGCTTAATATTAGTGGACATGCTACTGCTCTAATCAAGGAGTTTAAGGGCTTTGGTGATTACACTACATATATTGTAAACTTTATGAATGTAGATGATAATGATAAAACATTTGAAGATACAGGGTTTGTAGCTTACAATCAAGTACTAAGCGTTATAGAAGAGCTTTAAAGATAGTATATCTGTTGATATGCTTTTCCTGACCAAAGAATACCAGGGGCTTTCGGGCCCCTTTATTCTTGTTTAGCTATATAGTACAACTTTTCTGCATCTAGTTGATATACAATAGAATATTATTCATGTATATTTACTAAAGATATAGAAGATGTATTACCAGTTATCAAATGGAAAAGTAGTTAAACTATCTCTAGAGGAGTTTCTAGAGTTAACTGATGCTGATGTACAGTTCTTAATGTCTATTGACTATGGTGACCACATAATTGACCCGTTCCATGGGTCTGCTGTAGAGAAGACTTCACACAAAGAATATGATTTTTCATTCTTGTCAAGTGATGATGATATTTCTCTAGACAGCATTGCCTCAGATGATACACCATTTGATGATCTTATAGATCTATCTGAGGACACAGATTTGTAATTTTTTTATTTATTTAATGTTTACTATATGGATTCTAAAGTCTATGTTGTAGGGGATCCTACGACCAAAGCTGTTGTTGAACAGTCTAAAAACAACCCTGATTATGGATATGTAAAAGTTGTCCAATCAAGATCAATGGTAGGTGCAGATGGTTTTTACCGTAAGATAGAAGTGCCTGCACTTATTCATGGTTTTACATCTGATTTAGTACATGCAGGATACTATGCAGGTCAAGAACTCCCTGGTAGAGTTGTAATTAAAGAGTCACTGACTCCATTTAATGTAGCTGAACCACACAGAGATCTTAAGATTGCTGGTACATCCGGTGTTACATGTACAGTGAATGGTCAGCCTATTTATAGAAAGACTGTTTACACTGAGGTAGCTTCAGTAGAAGAGACCCTGATTGCTCATGATAATGTTGATGAGATACGTGCTGCAAATCAGAGAGCAAATAATAATAAGACATTGAAGCCACAAGAAGATTTTGATCTGAAGTAGTTTCAATTTGTTGATTGATGAGATGGGGAGTTAATAGCTCCCCATTTTTTGTATGATTAAACCAATGTATATTATGGAAAAGCTAAAAAAACAGGTGAGAAATTACCAATTGTACGCAGGTAAGACCTATGTACAGTATGAATCTGATGGCTATTCAGCTTATCAGAACTATCTCTATAAGAGAGCACTCTATGGTCTAGATGCACTTACAGAGAAAGAACTTGCTACTATGTGTAGTAAGAAGAAACAAAGAATAATTAATGTTTACAAGCGTGCACAGGTTACACTTAATAAGTTTAAACAGCAGCTGACTATTAAGTATTCTAACTTAATCTTTGAAACTCTGTTTCCAAACAGTCCTATGACACAGTTCTTATTAGCTGATACTGAGACAGATGAGAGATTCAAGAACACTTTAACTTTTAAAGATTTAGGTATTGAGAAGCAAGATATTATTGCTATCTTTATTGCTGAGGGTATTCTTCCAAAGAACTTTTTGGACCTAAAAGATGCTCCAATCACCTTACCTAGATTGAAGAATGAAACCAAAGTTTAAAGAATGTGATGCCTGTGGTAAACAGAGTATCATATGGAAGAACCATGAGGGATTTAAATACTGTAAATATTGTTGGAGTTGCCAAAAAGCCATTAATAGTGACAGTTCACAGAAACCAAATGATTACAAAATCCCTCAGGTTTCTTCTAAGAGGAAAAAGCAAGATGCAGAGTATCTCAAGTTGAGAGAAAGGTTTCTTACTGAGAATCCAATATGTCAAATCTCTGTGGCCGGCTGTGGTAATGGTGCAACTGATGTTCATCACACCTATGCCGGGTCCAACAGGGAGGTATTTTATTTGGTTCAATCCACTTGGAAAGCAACATGCAGAAATTGCCATGACTGGGTCCACAGCCACCCGTCAGAAGCTAGAATACTAGGCTGGTTAAAATGATTTATTTACTGATTTAAAAATTATGATTATGAACATGATTGGAAAAGAACTTAAAGTTAAGCACACAAGCACTTATGCAAAATTCTCTATTCTACCTATGAACAGAGGTATTGACAGTAAGCATGTGCAGAAGATGATTACTAGTATCCGCAAGATGGGTGTTATTAGATGTGTTATTGCATGTACTACAAACATTATTGAGGGAGAAGAGAGAACTTACATTATTGATGGTCAGCATTTAGCTACTGCACTAGAGAGAGAAGGTCAACCAATTCCTTACATTGAGATTACTGTTAGCTCTGAAGAAGACTTAATTGAGAAGATGGCATATCTTAATAACTCATCTAAGTCTTGGGACTTGATGAACTATATCAATGCCTGGAAAATGATCCGTCCAGATTATATGAAGTTGTTCAAGTGGAAGAACATGTATGACATTGAGATTTCTATGTTAGCATGTATTGCTACTAACATGCCTTCAATTAGATTTGGTACACAACCTATTAAGAATGGTACATTTCAGATCAGCAATCCAAAAGCAGAAGATATGTGTAAAGCATTCAATGATATCTTCTTAAAAATTGGTATGGCTGATAGAGGTGTTAAGTTTCAGTTCTTGAATGCATTTATGCAGGCTTATAATCCAACTTACAGTCATTCTAAAGTTATGGCTGCTATTGATAAGCACATGAAAACTGTTAAACTTATGTCCAGTGGAGATGAAACTGGTGCATATATTAGAAAACAAATATTTAAACTTCCAAAGTAATGACAAGAGAAGAGATTCAAGAAGAAGCATTAAAAGCAACAGAAGGGAGGCGGAAATGTTCCGTAGTATTAGGCACAGGGGTCGGTAAGACCCTTGTTGGCCTATTACATATTGAAAAGAATACTAGTGAACTACATAATGTATTAGTAGTAGCTCCTAAAAAGTCTATCTTTCAATCCTGGTCTGATGATGCTGTAAAGTTTGGTAAACAAGATCTGTTAGAGAGAATTACTTTCTCTACTTATATTGGTTTACCTAAACGTGATCCAAATGAGTATGACTACATCTATCTTGACGAGTGTCACTCACTTCTTGACTCTCATAGAGTTTTCCTTGATGTGTATAAAGGTGGAATCCTGGGTTTAACTGGGACTCCACCTAAGCACAAGAGTTCTGAGAAGGGTATGATGGTATCACAGTTCTGTCCTGTAGTTTATACTTTTAAGGCTGATGATGCAATTGATAATGGTATTATTAATGACTACCAAATCATTGTACATGAGCTTAAATTAGATGAGTGTAAGAACTATCAGGTACAGATGAAGACTAAGTCTTTTATTACTTCAGAAAAACAGAACTATCAGTACTGGGGTAATAGAATAGATATTGGAGCTGGACCTATTCAGATGCTCAGAGTCATGAGGATGAAGGCTATGATGGAGTATCCAAGCAAAGAAAAGTATACTAAGAAGTTGATGGAGAGCATTAACACTAAGTGTATTGTATTTGCTAATACTCAAGAACAGGCTGACAGACTCTGCAGGTTTAGTTACCACAGTGGTAATTCTAACTCTGAGGAAAATCTAAATGCTTTTAAAGAAGGTAGAATAAATAAGCTATCATGTGTACTGCAGTTAAATGAGGGTATTAATATACCAGAACTGAGACAAGGTATTATCATGCATGCTTATGGTAATGAGAGGAAAGCTAGCCAGAGAATTGGTAGGTTACTCCGTCTAAATCCTGATGAGAAAGCTATTGTACATATACTATGCTATAAGAACACAGTAGATGAAAAGTGGGTAAAAGATGCACTAGAGTCCTTTGATCAGAGCAAAATAGTATGGAGAGAATATGATGTAAAATCTTAACTTAGTATAATGGAACTACCTGAGGATCACAAGTTAATATTATTTAATGATGATGAGCATAGCTTTGCATATGTTATGGCTTGTCTCATAAAGTTCTGTGGTCATGAGCCACAACAAGCTGAACAATGTGCTTTAGTAGCTGATCTAGCAGGTCAGTGTACCATAAAGCATGGTTGTTGGGCACAGATTTCTACAATGTTAGAGCTTCTACAGAGTGTAGGTCTAAATGTCAAAATGGAACTATATGAAGGTGATATGCATTGATAGCAGTAATAAGCCTGCTAAAATTCCTATTGAACAATGGATTAAACAAGGTGAGACCTATACTATTATCAAAGTAGTGAAAATGGGGTTACAGGACGGCAGATATGGTGTACTTCTAGAAGAGGTACAGATGTCTGCTGACTGTTTTCCATATGAGTACTATGATGCTGATAGGTTTGTGCCTCTGGATGAAAGAGTTGCTAACATGGAAGAAGAAGCTATTAAAGAAGCTGACTTAGAATTAATTTAATTATGGAAGATTATAAAAAGGAGGAAGTTCTAAAAGAACTTAGTTCTTTAGACCAAAAGACCCGTAAGAGAAATGTTGTTGACCAAAGAAGCTATTTAATTGGTATTCTACACCAAAAATTTGGTCTATCAGAACATGCAATTGCAAAATTAACAGGACTTAAGAGAGAAAAAGTAAACTACAATAGAAGGTTACCGGTTCAATTTAAAGATGATGCTGCATATAAAGAAAATGTATATGTATATGCTCAATTGTTTCCTTTTGATTTTAGTAAAAGTTATACTATTAAATCACAAAGACAGAGAACAATACAAATAACTGTTGATGATAAACTATTTAAAAAGTTAACTCTAGTTAGAGACTTATTTGGGCACAAAGATGTTAGAACTACAGTTGCACATTTACTTGAAAAATCTATGAAATTATGGGCAGAATGAAAGAAATATACATGCGTGTCATGCATGAGAATGATGGTCGGGTTCCAGAAGAAATGACCATTGCAGATATGGCTCGTATGAAAGAATTAGAAATCTACAATTGGGAAGAGTATGAAAGAGAACAAGAGAAACTTAGATTATTCAGAGTTAAACAAGAGAATCCAAGAGAGATTACAAAGGCAGCTCAAGTTAGGGAACTCTGGGAAGAAGAACTCAAGAAGGGTCAAAACAGAAGAACTCCAAAGGGTGAATAATGAAGAAGGGGATTAGCCACTTTATTAAATACACATTGGTATGGATAAGCCAGAACTTGTCCATACCTTTTTGGATGGTAGGTCATGTACACTTAAGTGTAAATGTCTATCAGGACATACATGAAATACTTATGTCCTTTGGTATGAATGTAATTGTAGCAGTAGGATTTATTATTGATTATAAACAAACAAGAGATGAAAAATAAAGCAGGAGTAGTTTTAATAACATTACTACCAATTATATTATGGGGATTAGCCCTTTTTGGAGAAATCAGATGTATATACAAGATGTGTACATGTAATTGGGAACCTATTGGTAAAGCTGAGATAGTTTATACTGTAGGTACATTTACAGGTGCTGGTGTTGTTATTGGATACCTTAATATTGAAGATAAGTAAATCACAAAAAAGTGTCATTTTTGACCCATTTAACCGGTTAATAACCGATTATGCAGGTTAAAACTAGCATAAAATGTGATTTTTTCACAAAAACTAACCTTTAAACAAAAATAACAATGAGTGTAGTTAGATTCATAGGTTGTTTACATTTGGGTCATACCAATGTTGCAAAGTACAGGGGATTTGATAATGCTGAAGAGCATGATGAGCATCTTATTAGAAGATGGAATCTAATGGTAGCTAAAAGAGACACTACCTATATAGTGGGTGATGTTACTATGGAGAAATCCCTAGACTACTACAAACTAGACCAATTAAATGGTAGAAAGATAGTAGTTCTTGGTAACCATGATAGACATCAGAATGTTAAAGAGCTACTACTTTATGTAGATGGTGTTGCAGGAGCTGTAGACTACAAGGGATTTATAGTTACTCATGTACCTATTCATCCTAATGAAGTACAGTTCTACCGTGGAAATATTCATGCACATATTCACCATGTAAATAAACTTGAAGAAGTTGTAGTAAATGATAGTTATTTAGATGAGGGTAGTACACCAGCTCCAACATTAGATAAGTACTTTAATGTAGATGCTCATTTAATTGATTACCGGCCTATATCTATTTATGAGTTAAAGGGTAGGAGATATACTAATATACTTAAACAACAAGAACAATGAAAAGCACACTAAATAAAATATCAGAAGCCATAGGTAATTGGTTTAAGAGAAGGTGGGATGACTATAATGAGGACTTTAAAAAGTACGGAGGAATTTAATATTTAAAAAAGAACAATGAAAACAGCAGTAGAATGGTGGAAACTATTAATTGTATTTGTATCAGCAATAGTTTTAGAAGCCAACTCAATAGCAGGATTAAGGTTTTTAATGGATGAGAATTGGGTTGGTATGGTAATGATGGTAGCAATTAACCCATTCCTTTGCCTACCAATGAACCACTACACTATTGAAGTTAAAAGCTTTAAACAAAGAGCTTTGATTGCCTTGGCATTCAGCTTAGGTTTCGCAGTTGGTGTAATGACAATAAGACCATTTTTTATTTGATATGAGTGAACCAGAAACAGGATGGGTAAGTGCCCTTATTAAGTGTGACCTATGTGGTCATGAGTCATTGTCAGTACACCATGAGTCATCTGACAAACTTGAGTGTGCTAATTGTGGACGTATGTCTCACTATGAAGTTTTAGAATATTATACAAATGAAGAACTATGAAACTAAATCAAGAAGACCGTAGAGAAGAAGTGGGTGGTATTACAACTGCTTTATTGCTCATAGCTGTTACTATATTTGCTATTGGAGCAGTATTACAAGTAATTTTTAACTTATTTTAAGATGGAAGATTATCCAAAATGGGTAAACAATCTTGTTTACTTTTTAGCCGGAATTGGCTTTGGTCATATTTTATTTAACTTTATTCTGTAATTATGCCTGATTTGACAATGTGTGAAGGTAATGATTGTCCATTAAAGGAGACGTGCTATAGATATAGAGCTACAGCAAGTGAATTTAGACAATCATATTTCTCTGATCTACCTTATGATAAAGAAAGAGAGAAATGTGATTATTATTTTCCAACTAAACTAATGGATAATGGGAAAGATAATACTAGAATTTGACTCTTCTGAGGAAAAAGATGATGCTAGAACAGCACTAGATGCCTATAAATGGAGAGGTGTTGCCTGGGATCTTGATCAGGAACTTAGAAAGGTTGTTAAGTATGGACGTATTGATAACAGAGAAGCTACTACAGAAGAAGTTGAAGCTGCTGAAAAAATGAGAGAAGAATTAAGAAGGATCTTAGAAGATTATAACCTAAACCTAGAATAATGAGTGTAAATAAGAAAGACTACAAGATTGTAGAAGTAACGCATGGTTTTCAGACCAAGTATGCTGTAAAGAAAAAGGTTTTCTGGATTTTCTGGAAAACAGTAAAGAACAATGCAGGATTTGATATAGAGTATGATACTAAGAGAGCAGCTCAGTCATATATCAATTTCCTAAAGTGACCGATTCTACAGAGATGTTAGGAAAAGTGCAGCGGATTAAGAAATTATGAGTGTTGTAGAAGAAGTCACTAGAAAAAGTATGATTATTAGACCAAGTGGAAGGAGCACTGATTACATTGCTCCTTCTTTTGGTCATGGCTGTTTGTATAACTGTACTTACTGTTATATGAAGAGACATAAACCGGAAGGACTGACCATAGCTAAGAATACTATGGACATCCTGACAGAAATTAATTCCCATGCATTCTTTGCAGATGTAGAGAAGCCAAATCAAACTGGAGATTACATTACATATGATATCAGTTGTAATGAGGATTTTGCTTTACATGCTAAGTATCATGATTGGAAAACAATCTTTAAGTTCTTTAGAGATCATCCACTTGCTATGGGTTCATTTGCTACTAAGTATGTAAATAGAGATCTAATTGCATTTAATCCTGAGGGTAAAGTTAGAATTAGATTTAGTCTAATGCCAGTTGATTTGCAGAGAGTTCTTGAACCTCATACAAGTGGTATTATTGAAAGACTCATGGCTATACCAATGTTTTTAAATGCTGGTTATGATGTGCACTTAAACTTTAGTCCTGTTATTGTACGTGACAATTGGTTAAATTACTATGAAGACTTATTTATGTACATTGCAAATATGGCAAGAAATCATCATTGGGATCTTACAAGAGTTAAAGCTGAGGTAATCTTTTTAACTCATAATGAAGAAAAGCATTGGTATAACGTAGCAAATAAATTACCAGGTGAAGAATTTTTATATACCCCTAAAATCCAGGAAACTAAGATTTCCCAGTATGGAGGAGCTAATCTTAGGTATGAACACAGGAGGAAGCAAGACTATATTAGACAGTTTAGAGAACTTCATGACAGAATCCTTCCTTGGAACACAATTCGTTACATATTTTGATAGAGAAATGGAAAAGAAAATAACACATGAAATGCTGGAGTTATCAGCACAGATTTCAAGAGAGCATTATGAATTGACAGACAATGTAGATAGAAACTTAAACTATCTGTGGTATATGTACCACAAGGGTAGTAAAGTTGGGACATTCCGTCCTTTTGTATATATGGCAGAGTTACAACTGCTAAAGAGAATGGGCTACATTAATGATACTGAGATAAAGAACATGATTGCAATGTTAGAATCTTCAGATGAAGAGAACCTACATATGGTTACTCTATCAATTAAGAGCTTTAGAGATCTAAGAATTCTAGAACATGGTGAGTATAGTAAGGTGAACCAGGTCTATTGGAAGATTGCCAAGGATTATCCACATGAGATACTTAACCATGAAGTATTTATGCAGACAATGGCAGCTAAGTAATGGCAAATGTAGTAGTAGAACACATAGTAAAGGAAATAAGATTGGATAATAAGGACATAGAAGTTATGAGTCCAAAAATTATAGCCGGCTATGTGATGTATAAGTACAAGTGTAGTCCTTATTTAGCTAAACAGATTGCTAAAAAATTAACAGATGACAGAAGATGATTTAACAAGTCTTGGGTTTAATAAAGTAGAAATTAAACATGAAGACAGTCAAAATGGATATGATTACTACTATTATACTCTTGATGTATTTAGTGGTCTGACTCTTTGTTCAGTAGACAGTGACAGGATAGATGATGATGGTTGGGTTGTTACCAATATGGAGTGGCCCGAACAGTTTAAACTTCAAACTCCACTTGAGATTGTAAGTTTTCTTGAAAGTGTAGGCTACCAGAAGTAATAACACATTAAAGAATGAGAATATGTTTACAGTAAAACTAGTTAAACGTGATGGTAAGTTAGTTTACCCTGATGACAAGTCAAAATTGAACTATCAGATTTTCTTAGATAAACTATCTGATGGACAACAGGTTGAGGTGTTTATGGGACTTACATCAGATGATGGTTCTGTAGCACAATTAGCTAAAGTCCATGCTTGTATACGTGAGTTAGCCAAAGAATCCGGCTACACATTTGATGAAATGAAAACTATTATAAAGCAGCACTCTGGTCTATGTTATGACGCAGATGGTGCGGAATACTGTAAGTCTTTTGCAGACTGTAGTAAAATGGAATTGGTACTAGCTATTGAAGCTTGTATACAAATAGGAAAGGAATTTAATATTAGTTTTTAGTCTGATCATCAGGTACATCTACCTCTACATCAGCAAACTGATTATTTTCTACGGCTTGTCTTTCTATCTCTGCTAGTAAAAGAGTTAGTGTATAGAAAGACTGCTCCCAATGGGTCATATCTTTATAGTCTTTGTTCATCAGGCCCTTAAGGACTTCTTCTCTCTTATTATCTGGGTCATCAGACTCCTTAAATAAGTAGAAGAGTACACTTTTTACCATAAAGTAAAAAGACTTATTAACCTGAATAGATACAAGAGCATCATCCTTGAGCTCTTTGACTGTAATTTTAGCCATTGTAGTATTTTTTAACAAATATACATGATTATGAGTAATACACTAGATATTGATGATTATAAACAAAAAATATTTAATAAACTTGAACCCAGTGGTTGGGGCAGAGTTCTTAAACCTTTTATATTTAGTTTGGAGTTTGAGAAGATTCTAACTGAATTGTATAATATGTCCAATAATGGGCAGAGGTTTACTCCAGTTCTTAAGGATGTATTTAGAGCATTTGAAGAGTGCCCTTATGACGAACTAAAAGTTGTAATGGTTGGACAGGATCCCTATCCTACACTAGGTGTAGCAGATGGTATTGCATTTAGTTGTGGTAAGTCTGAAAAAGAACAGCCTTCTCTAAGGTTTATGCTTGATGAAGCACAGAAGATGTATCCATTCTATCATAGACCCCTGGACTTGAAGGTATGGGCTAATCAGGGCATACTCTTGCTTAATACAGCTCTTACAACTGAAGTTGGTAAGATTGGTAAGCACTATGAAATATGGGCTCCATTTACTGCATACTTATTTGATTACTTTAAGAACTTTCACCCGGGATTAGTTTATGTCTACATGGGTAAAAAATCTCAAGAGTGGGCAGACATGTGTGGAGAAAATTGTACTAAATTTATGGTTTCACATCCTGCAAGTGCTGCATATAATGGTAGCAAGTGGGATTCTAAAGGTGTCTTTCAAGAAGTATGGACCACAGTTAGACATTTATATAATTATTCAATCCACTGGTAATGCAAGAAGTATTTAACAAACTAATAAAAGCAGGACTTAGTCCTAATGCATTCTATGTATTGTATTGTATACATAATAAGATTGTACCTAGTGATTTGGTAAATGCATCTATTGAAGTTGCCAGATTGAAATCAGGTAACTATATTACTGATGACTTGCAATTGTCAAGTAATAGTCTTATATTTATACAAGAAATTGAGAGCTACTTCAAGAAGTCTAAGAAGAAAACATCTAAAAACCTCATGGGTGATGATTTTCTAGATAACATTAAAACTTACAATGAGTGCTTCCCGGCAAGTAAATTGCCAAGTGGTGTTTATGCAAGAGTTAACGTAAAGAGTCTAGAAAATGCATTTAGATGGTTCTTTGAAACATTTGACTATTCTTGGGAGACAGTTATTCAAGCTACTGAAAAGTATGTAGAAGAGTATTCTATTAATAGGTACAACTACATGCGTAACTCACAGTATTTTATTAGAAAACAGAATACAGATAAAACCTGGGATTCTACTCTAGCAACTTACTGTGATATGATTACACAAGATGATTATGAAGCACCTATATTCTTTAAAGAAAAGATAGTATGATTAGATTTAAATTGTTCTTTGTTGCATTAACAGGAAGTCTTGTTTCCTGGCTGTTAGTTTATACTCTACTTATAGAAATGAACTTTGTACAGTTTTTAGCAATAGAGTTTATAGTGGGATTATCTCACTACATCTATAATGATGTAAAAGGTAAATTAACAACATAATCCAAATGTATGGCAGAATTATTTAACGGTGCCCGGGCTCTGAAGCCTGTGAGTGAAAGAGACGCTCTTAGAAAAGCCCTTCTTAAGATGAAGGCTAGAAGATCTGGTGAGCTAAAGTCACTTAAAAGTTCATGGCCCAAATTTAATGATGCCTTCTGTGATGGATTGGAATGGAGAACTATCACCGTTGTAGGTGCTAGGCCTGGCACAGGTAAAACTTTATTTATGGAACAGTTAATCTCTGATATTATTGAAGAGAACCAAGATCATAAATTTAGAGTACTTAAGTTCCAGTTTGAGATGCTTGATGAGACCAATGGTATCAGAAAGCTGAGTCTGAATACAGGTGCTGATTACAATACATTAATGAGTAAAGGTGAACCGGTAGATAAGGATCTATACCTAAGATGTGTCCAGTACTATGAAGATAGTTCTAGAAATGACATTATTGATGTAGTATATGATCCGTGTACTGTAGATGAGATGTGTGCAACTATACATTATTATATGGAAGCTCACAAAGATGAAGCAGGTAACTACACAAATACTCTGGTTACTATTGACCACTCAGCTTTATTTAAAGTAGGTAAAGGTCAGAAGGATAAGTTTGAAGTATTATATGCTCTTGGTGAAGCCATGACATATATGAAAAAACATTATCCTGTGGCGTTTCTTATCTTAAGTCAGTTGAACCGGAATATAGATAACCCAGATAGATCTAAAGATGGTGACTATGGAAATTATGTATTAGATTCTGATTTATTTGGAGCAGATGCTTTATTGCAACATGCTGATGTGGTGTTGGGTATTAATAAACCCTCTATCAGAAAGATTAGACAGTATGGTCCAGAGAGATTTATAATTAGTGATGAAGATACTTTAGCCTTCCACTTTTTGAAATCAAGAAATGGCACCACAAGATTGAGCTTCTTTAAGCTAGATAGAAACTCCATGAGAATTGTTGAAATAGCAACTCCAGCCCAAGCAAGTAAAACAATTAAAATTTAAGTATGAGTAGAAAAGAAAAAGAAAAGGAATTCTTTGCCCATCACATGGACAAATTCCGTAAAGCTCAGGTAACTGATCCCTACTTTACTATCAAAACTGCTTTCTTTCAGAAAGGTAAGTATGGTAGACAAGTCCAGTTATTTGAGGGTGAACTAAAGAGAGGAGAAGATATCTATATTGAGTTTATTGACATTATGAGAGATGCACTTGGTAAAGAAACAGGCATTGAACATGCCTTTGAAGATAGACCACTCTTTAAGTACAAACACAATCCTTATTTTGCAGAAGAATATGATGTAAAAGAAAGTACAAACTCTAATGGTGAAAATTATTTTGCCTACACTATTCCATTATCTGAGTTAATGGTTATTATGCCTGATGGTTCTGAGATTACACAAAATCTTTATGAGAAGAGAAAAGCTGAAGCTCCTAAAGAGCAAGTAAGTCTATCTGTATTTCCAGACTTTGAGAATGAATTTATTCCAAAGCTTAAGGAAGTAAGTTTAGATGTAGAAGAATCAGCTTCTGACATTCTTCTAAGAATTGCAACAGAGTTTCAAAAACTAGCAACTAAGATAAAATGAGTATAGTACTTCCAACTAAAAAAGTAAAGGCTGAGAGAGTTAATCCAAAGAGATTAGTAATCTATTCAAAGC